ATGTCTCTATCCACAAGATCGTGGAGGGCATTGAGAAGGGCATCTATCGTAAGGTCAACATCACCCCGACCTACGAGGATTCTGACCTTGAGCCTACACAAGAACCAAGCCAATACCAAGACGAAAAAGTCGTTTTGCTGACCTATTACGGTCTGGTTCCCCGTGAGTACCTGCTGGGCGAGGAAAGCGAAGTCGAGGAACTATTCCCCGATGACGCACCGGCTGAAGAATACACCGATATGGTCGAGGCGATTGTGGTCATCGCTAACAACGGGATGCTTCTGAAGGCAGAAGAGAACCCGTACATGATGAAAGACCGCCCCGTCATCTCATATCAGGATGATACGGTTCCCAATCGCCTGTTAGGCAGGGGTACGGTTGAGAAATCGTATAACATGCAGAAGGCAATTGATGCCCAGATCCGCTCGCATCTGGACTCTTTGGCCTTGACTACTGCCCCCATGATGGGTATGGACGCTACTCGGCTCCCCAGGGGGGCTAAGTTCGAGGTTCGTCCTGGCAAAGCCTTCATGGTCAACGGCAACCCTGCTGAGATCCTGTATCCGTTTAAGTTTGGGCAGTCTAGTCCTGACAACCTCCGTACAGCCAACGAGTTTGAGCGGATGTTGCTACAGGCAACCGGCACTTTGGACAGCCAAGGACTTGTTACCAACGGCGCTCGGGACGGTCAAGGGATGTCGATGGCAGTTGCCACGATCATCAAGAAGTACAAGCGGACGCTGGTTAACTTCCAAGAGGATTTCCTAATCCCGTTTATTGAGAAGGCGGCATTCAGGTTCATGCAGTTCGATCCTGAGCGTTATCCATCCGTAGATATGCGGTTTATTCCTACGGCAACTCTTGGCATCATTGCTCGGGAGTATGAGCAACAGCAGTTCATTGGATTGCTACAGACTCTGGGGCCAAATACGCCAGTTCTGCCGCTGATTTTGAAGGGCATTTTGTCTAACTCTAGCCTGTCCAACAGGTATGAGTTGATTGCGGCTCTGGATCAGATGTCGCAGCCCAATCCTGAGCAACAGCAGTTGGCTTTGGCAGCGCAACAATTGCAACTCCAGGCTGCACAAGCTGATATTGCTGTCAAGACTACCCAAGCTGAGAACAATCGCGCTGAAGCACAGAAGTTGCTAACTGAAGCGCAGTTGATGCCACAAGAAGTCCAGGCAAAGGTCATCGCATCGACCACCACCAATCTGCCACAAGGCCAAGAATCCAGCGAGTTTGACAAGCGAGTCAAGATTGCCGAGTTGATGCTCAAAGAAGCTGACATCAAGAACAAGACCAAGATTGTTGAACTTCAAATGGCAGATAAGTTATCAGCGGCGGCAAAGACAGAAGAAGACTTCTTAACCGAGTTGACTCAAGGTCTGAAGCAAAATGCCTAATGTTAAAGACCTGCTGAAAAAGATAGAGTCTGGTGACCTCTCCTATGAGGAGAAGTTGCTTGCTCTATCGCAAGTTGAGGCTACTCTAAAAGAACTAAAAGAAAAGAAAGAGCAGCGCGTCAAATTTAATGTTCAACTCATCATTGATGAGATTAAGAAGATTAAATATGAAGTTCAAGCCCAACTTGATTATGCTAAGTCGATAGTCCCAGAACGTGGGCCAAAGGGCGATCCCGGTGAGCGCGGGAAAGATGGCGTTTCTGGGCGTGACGGCCTTCCTGGCAAAGACGGGAAAGACGGCAAAGATGGCAAAGACGGTAAGGATGGCGTATCCGTTACCGATGCCAAAATTGACTTTGATGGCAGTCTTGTTATCACTCTATCGACTGGTAGAGAAATCAATGTTGGCGAAGTTGTGCCTCCTGATCTTGCAGAGAAGATTAAGGTTACGATGTCAACAAACTCATCTTTAACAATTGAAGATGAGGGGTCTGTACTTTCAACTGCTGTACGCAACATCAATTTTGTTGGAGCAACAGTAACAGCATCAAATTCTGGAGATGAAGTTACAGTCAATGTGTCTGCTGGCACTGGATCTGTTACTTCAGTAGATGTCTCTGGTGGCACTACCGGCCTTACAACTAGTGGTGGGCCAGTTACTACCAGTGGTGTTATCACATTGGCTGGCACTTTGGCTACAGCTAATGGTGGTACTGGTCAAACATCTTACACAAATGGACAGTTGCTGATTGGCAATAGCACGGGCAATACTCTTGCTAAGGCTACGCTGACACAAGGCGCTGGGATAACTATCACAAATGGTGCTGGATCAATCACCATTGCCAATGCAGATACGCAGACATTTGCACAGGTCATTTTTACTGTCAATACAGTAACAGTCTCAGCAAATGCTGGCACAGTTCCCATTACACATCGGCTGCATACGTTCACCAATAGTTCTGCGGCAGCGATGACGATCACGCTTGCTACGGCCAGTGCTGTTGATGGTCAGATGGCTATTGTTCGTATCTTTGACTTCAGCGCAGCAGCCCAGACAATCAACTGGGTCAACACTGAAAACAGTACTGTGACTGTACCAACGACTTCTAATGGTTCAACTACTCTACCATTGACAGTTGGATTCATGTACAACAACGCTACCAGCAAATGGCGCTGTGTAGCATCTGCATGAGAGAGACCATGATTAAGATTGACTTTTCATTCGACACCAAGTTTGGCAAGTTTGCCGATGCATTGCATTTGCCTGATGACCACACTATGACCGACGCTGAAATTGAAGCAATGAAACAACAGCGCCTGGACAACTGGCTGGCTATCGTTGACGCACCTCCTGCGGAAGAACCTCCTGTTCAAGAGGCATAAATGGCTGACCGCTACTGGGTAGGTGGAACTGGCACTTGGAACACCACCAGCACAACAAACTGGTCTGCCTCATCTGGCGGGGCCAGCGGCGCGTCCGTTCCGACCGTAGCGGATAACGTCTTCTTTGACCAAGCGGGAACCTACACCGTCACCATGACGGGTGCTTTGGCCTGCCTGGACATTACGGTGTCGGCGGGCACTGTTACGTTTGCCACAGGCACTACCCCTACGCTTAATGTTCGCGGTTCTATGTCACTGCTGGCGGGAACTGTGTGGAGTTCCACGGGCAATATTACATTTAGCTCTACCACCACTGGTAGGACAGTTACGACAAATGGCACAACTCTCAACGCTGCCACATTAACATTTGATGGTGCTGGGGGGGCGTGGACGTTAGGTTCGGCGTTAAATATTGGCAGTAATATACTTGATCTTAGGCAAGGGACTCTTGATACCTCATCAACAGGCAACTATTCATTAACATGCATTCGTTTTAATTGTAATGTAGGTTTTACAAGAACATTAAATTTAAATGCTTCAACATTCACCATAACAAGTGTGGGTACGGCGATAGATTTTCAGTTTGCAACAGCGTCTACGTTAAATGCCGGAACATCAACTATTGTCCTTACTGGACAAGGCGCAACAATTAGCACTATAAGTGGCGGAGTGACATTTAACAATGTCAACTTTACTTCAACAGTTGCTGCAACTAGATCTATTACTGGTAGCAGCTCAAACATTTTCAACAATTTGTCCATTACTGGCCCCGCATCTGCTGGTGTCGTGCCATTCACTTTCTCCGCCCAACAAACCATCAACGGCACACTGTCCACTACAGGCACAGCGGGCAACAGGCGAGTATTCTTTGCATCTGCCACTTACGGCATCTCCCAAGACCTCGTTGTAAACAGCGCACCAAGCCTGACAGACGCAGACTTCCGTGGTTTGTACGTCAGGGGCACATCAGCCCCCATAAGCGGCACACGCATTGGAAATCGTGGTGAGTGCAGGGGTATCACGTTCAGTACGCCTAAGACGGTGTATTGGAACTTGGCTGCTGGAGGCGATTGGACTGCTAACGCTTGGGCGCTTTCTGCTGGCGGTGGAGTTAGTACAGATAACTTTCCACTTCCGCAAGATACAGCCACGATTGTTAATACGGGATTAAACACTTCCGCTGTTATTGCTACATCAGGCGTGACTCCATATTTAAGTAGCGTTGATATGTCTGCCAGAACAAACGCAATGACATTCAACGTTAGTGGTACAACACCAACTTGTTATGGAAATTGGACGAATGGTTCTGGCACAACACTCACAACAGCTAACACAATTACATTTTCTGGAGGAGGCACGCAGACAATTACTAGCGCAGGTAAAACGTTTGCACAGCCCATCACCGTAGACACCTACGGCGGCACAGTTCAGCTTGCTGATGCGCTAAACACTTCATCAAACACACTAACGGTAACAAACGGGACGTTTGATACCAAGAACTTCAACGTCACCGCTGGTACTTTGTCTTCCAGCAATTCCAACGTCAGAACAATTACGCTGGGGTCAAGTACGTTGAGTCTTTCTTCTGGGGTTACTTTAACAACCACAACAAATTTAACTTTTAACGCTGGCACATCCCAAATTAACGTTTCCGCAAACTCACCTACTTTCAGCAGTGGTGGTGTAACTTTTTATAATTTTTCTTTTACCAGTACAAACAGTTCTGGTCAAACTATTAACGGGTTAAACACATTTAACAATCTAACAATCACGGCACCTGCTTCTGCATTAGTTACCCCGTTTACATTCTCCGCCAACCAAACCATCAACGGCACACTGACCTGTGCTGGCGCATCACCGATACGGCGCATTTTTCTGCGCTCCGACACCATCGGCACACAGCGCACAATAACAGCAGCCGCCATCTCAGCCACTGACTGCGATTTCCGCGACATTAACCTTGCTGGTGCAGCCTCGGGCGCATCGCCAACACGGGCAGGTAACTGCGGTGGCAACTCGGGCATTACATTCCCCGGCGCTAAAACGGTGTATTGGAACCTTGCAGGCGCACAAAACTGGAGTGCTACGGGCTGGGCACCATCGTCTGGTGGATTACCTGCGGTCAACAACTTCCCATTGGCTCAAGACACAGCAGTGTTTGACAACACAGGCAGCGTAACTGGCACGATCACAATTGAGCGAGCATGGAACATCGGCACGTTTGATGCGTCAAACCGTACCAGCGCAATGACGCTGACGACAAGCACAAACAACCCGGTTGTTTACGGGGATTGGAAATTTGGCACAGGCGTTACTTCATCCAGCACCACGGGCACTATTATATTTTCCAGCCCCACCACGGAAACCATTACCAGCAACGGCGTTCAGTTTGGATGCAATGTAACCATCGATCACCCGCTTACAAACGTACAGCTTGCTGATGCACTGTCTTTGGGAGCCACAAGAACTCTAACCCTGACCACAGGGACGTTTAATGCTGTCACTTATAACGTGACAACGGGGTCGTTTATTGGCCCTAATAGTGGGTCTCCGACACTGAACATGGGTACTGGCACATGGACATTGTCAGGCACGGGTACGATTTGGAATTTGTCTGGCGGGTCGCCCAACGTAATAGCCAGCACATCCACCATCGTTTTATCAGATACGTCAGCCACCGCAAGAACATTTGCTGGCGGCGGTTTTTACTACAATAAGCTGACCATTGGTGGAACCACAGGCACTTCAACCCTAACCATTAACGGAGCAAGTACGTTTGGCGAACTTGCCTCAACCAAGACAGTAGCGCACACCATTACATTTCCGTCTAGCGTAACCAATACAATTGGCAAATGGGCCGTAACCGGAACCGTCGGCAACGTAGTTACAGTTAACTCCAGCACTGCCGCAACCGCCTTTACCCTCTCCATCGCTGGCCCAGCAAACTCAGGTATTGATTACCTGTCTGTGCGGGATTGCACTGTAGATACAGTAAGCCCCGGTGAGTTTTACGTCGGCGCAAACAGCACAAACGTATCAGGCAACACCCGTGTCATCTTTACTGCAACACCTGCTGCTAGAACGCTTTACTGGGTAGGCGGCACAGGCAACTGGTCATCAACAACCAAGTGGTCAACATCATCCGGGGGCGGCTCTGGCGCAGCCATCCCCACATCACTTGATGCTGTTGTCTTTAACTCTGCGTCCAATGCCACAGCCTACACAGCCACGATTGATGCGGGTGTAACGCTGGCCCGCTGTGCGTCATTCACAATGGCTGGCCCATTGTCGGGTAACGTGACCTTTGCTGGATCTGTGGGTATTGCTTTCCACGGTAACGTCAGCTTTGCTGCCACCGGGATCACCCGGACGTACACGGGCGCGATGAACTGGGCTGGGAACAGCAGTTATACGTTTACGACCAATGGGTTGGCGCTGGCAAGTAATTGCTTTGTTATTGGGGTTGGCTCCACATGGACTCTCGGCAGCGCCATAAGTACTACTAGTCAATTTATTGTTACGCATGGAACATTTAGTACATCCGCAAGTAATTATTCTTTAACGGCAACAGGAGCAATTTTTTGTACCAACAATAATGTTCGATCTATAAATTTTAATGGGTCAACAATCGGTGCAAATTCAAGCGGAACGAATTCTATAGATTTTTCAAATATTACAAATTTTACATTTAGCGCAGGCACCTCACAGATCAGCCTAAACGGCACCACGTCCGGTATTTCTTCGGGCGGATTAACCTTTAACAACGTCAGTTTCACAAGCGCCTCAAATACAAACATCACCATTACTGGCGCAAACACCTTCAACACACTCTCGTTTGCTGGGCGAACAACTGTCGGCATCACGCCTGTTACATTCAGCGCCAACCAAACAATCACCACACTGACGCTAAACGCTGGTACCGCTTCAGCCTTTCGCACGTTCTTGGCATCTGACACCATTGGCACACAAAGAACGCTGACCGTCACCACGCTGACTGCTGGTGCGGCTGATTATGACTTCCAAGACATTGCAATCACTGGCGCGGCAGCACCGCTGACAGGCACACGGTTTGGTGATTGCAAGGGCAACAGTGGCATTACGTTTCCCGGTGCAAAGACGGTTTATTACCGCAACACGGGTTCTGCCAACTGGGGTACTACTGGCACAGGATCATGGTCTGCAACATCAGGTGGCAGTGCTGATGCAACGCAATTCCCTTTAGCCCAAGATACCGCAATCTTCCCAGCCGCTACCTATCCAGCTTCAGGCTCAACGACCACGGTCAACGCCAACTACAACATCGGCACTGTAGACATGAGTCTGCGGACGACCAACACAATGACGTTGGCGACGAGTACAAATACACCTCAAATCTACGGCAACTGGATCAATGGTACGGGGACGACGCTGTCGGGGGGAGGGCGGATGACTTTTGCTGGGCGCGGCAGTCAGACGATTACGAGTGCGGGTAAATCGTTTACTCAGCCGGTTACTATCGATACCCCATCAGGATCGGTTACGCTACAAGATGCGCTTACTCTTAATCTATCTTCTAATGTGGTTCTTCTGATTAACCAAGGCACCTTTGATGCTGGCAACTACAACGTAACAATTTCTGGCGGATTAGGTGGCGTCAACAGTGTGGGTACAACAACCCGAACAATTGCTGTTGGTTCAGGGACTTGGACAATTGCTGGAGGTGGGGCTGGAGCATTTTGGAGTGTTTCTGGGTCAAACCTTACCGTCACCGGCACCGGCACCATCAGCCTAACCAGCGCAAGCGCCAAGACATTTGCTGGCGGCGGCCTTAACTATTCCAACATCACCCTTGACCAAGGCGGTGCTGGTACGTTGACCATTTCTGGCAACAACACATTTAAGAACATCACCAACACCTACAGCGCAACGGGCGCAACGTCAATTGCGCTTGGAAACACAACCCAAACCCTGACAAACCCGTGGACAGCAACAGGGGCAGCAAGTAAGGTTCTAACGGTCAGTGGAACATCCGCAGGATCACCGGGCACGTTGATCTTTAGCGGATCAGGAAATGCGGCAGATGTTGACTATCTTGCTATCGCTAATGTAAGGGCTTATGCTTTAATTGATAAGTGGTATGCGGGGGCAAACTCAACAAATAACGGTTCTCTGGGGTGGTATTTTCAGGCCGCAACTCCAATCGTTGTTACCAACAAAGGCAACTTCTTTTTCTTTATGTAATCATGACTGAAATCGATCCTATCCGCTACGGCGCTCTATGGCAAAAAGTCGATGGCTATGACCAGCGCTTTGATGAAGTTAATAAAAAGATGGATAAAATGGAACGTCAAATCGAGGAACTACTTGCCTTGGCAAACAAAGGCAAAGGCGGCTTCTGGATGGGGATGACCATTGCATCTTCAGTGGGGGCAGCGGTGGCCTGGATAGCGGGTCATTTCAAAGGAGGATGAAATGCTCGATCCTATTACCGCACTTGCGGCTGTATCGTCTGCTGTAGAACTTGTCAAAAAGGTTGCTGCTACGGTAGATGATGTTGCCTCTCTTGGGCCGGTTTTGGGCAAGTACTTTGATGCTAAATCAGAAGCTATTGAGGTTGTAGAAAAGTCAAAAAAAGGCGAATTTAAGGGTTCTGCTCTTGGTAAAGCTATTGAGCTTGAGATGGCTATAGAGCAGGCTAAACAGTTTGAAGAACAGATAAAGATGTTGTTCTTCCAATCAAACAAGATGGATGTTTGGATGCGTATAGCGGCCAGGGCGCAACAAATGGAAGTTCAAGCTGCCCACGCCGCCAGACGCAGAAAAGAGGCAGAGAAGCGTAGAAAAGAAGAGCTAAATGAGTTATTTATCATTATTATTGGCCTGTTGGTAGCAGTCGGCAGTATTGCTGTTGTAGTATGGGCGGTGTTAGAAACAATGGGTTAAAAATGACTCCTGAGCTGCAAAGGTATTACGAAGATCGTTTCGATTTGTTCTCCCAGAGGGGGTGGATAGATCTAATGGAAGATGTTGACAATATGTTGGCATCGTTAAACAATATCAGTACAATTCCTGATGAGAAGAACTTGCATTTCCGTAAGGGTGAGATTTCGATTCTTACTTGGCTAAAAACCTTGAAAAAGGTCAGCGAAGACGCTTACGAGGATCTGAATGAAAAGAATGTATGAATTTGTCTGCAAATGCGGACAACGCACTGAACGATTAGTTGGTTATGAGACAACTACCGTTGAGTGTGGATGTGGTGGTATCGCCCATCGCGTCATAAGTGCTCCTACCTTTAAACTTGAAGGTTGGTCTGGTCATTTCCCCAGTGAACATGGGCGATTTGAGCGGAAACACATTGAAAAGTTGAAAGCGGAGCAAAAAGCCAACTCATAAGTCACTAGACCGAGTTGAATCTCCTACAACCATTTTGGCAGGAACAATAAATGCTGATTGACCAAGAACCTGAGCCGCTAGGCGAATTGGAAGCCGAACAACAGAAACCAGCACTCCCTGACAAATACAGGGACAAAAGCCTGGATGAAGTCATACGGATGCACCAAGAGGCTGAAAAGCTGATTGGAAAGCAGGCCCAAGAGGTCGGAGAAGTCCGTAAGTTGGCTGACGAGCTTATCAAGCAGAACCTCAGTTCTAAGCAAGAAGCAAAACAGGAAGAACCTGAAGTAGATTTTTTTGAGAACCCTCAAAAGGCAGTTCAAAAAACTATCGAAAATCATCCTGATGTCCTAGCTGCGCGTCAAGCCAGCATGGAACTCAAGAGGATTCAGATTCAGCAGAAGTTAGCTAAAGAGCATCCTGATTATGTTGACATTGTTGGCGATACAGGATTCCAAGATTGGGTGAAAGGCTCGTCCGTTCGCCTCGGTCTTTATGCTAAGGCAGATGCTGAATTTGACTACGATAGCGCCAATGAACTATTGTCTACCTACAAGCAATTGCGTGGTGTCAAGACTAAGCAAGCAGAAGCGTCAAGCGAGCGAGCAAAGACTATGAAGGCCGCGCAAGTTGATGTGGGTGGATCTGGAGAGAGTTCCAAACGAGTCTACCGACGAGCCGACCTGATTCGGCTAAAAATGACAGACCCTGCAAGGTACGAGAGCTTGAGTGATGAGATCATGCAAGCCTATGCTGAAGGGCGAGTCCGGTAAACAACTTTTTTGGAGATTTAATCATGCCTAGTACCGCATTTTCCCCCGCAAACGCTGTAACTGTTACCTCCGCAGCTAATTTCATTCCCGAAATTTGGAGTGATGAGATTATTGCTGCCTTTAAAAAGAACCTCGTTCTGGCGAACCTC